TACCCAATATGATTGCCCGTTAGTGGTTACCGTTCCCGGTGTTGCACTCAAATCATAAGATTTCTCAAAATACCTCTGACACAAAGCCAACTCAGTCCCATATGAACGATACTCAAACGGGGATGCAGTGCTTCCCTTTTCAAGTTGTACGCCTGTGATGTAGAAAGTTGCGCCTGATGTAGCTATTAAATTTGAACTTGATGTTGCCTTTGGGTAAAAAGAAGTTGCCCATGCATTTGCAGTTCCAGCATAACCCGAGCCACTTCCCAAGTCCCAAACAACTTGCATACCAGCAGATGTGTTTGTAGCCCAAGTTCCTGATGTATCTCCTGCAATTGTTATTGTTTTTTGCTCCCAAGTGTTTGCGGAAGAAATTGTGTAATTAAATGGATAGCTTCTACCGCTGGCGCTTGTCACGCCGTTATTTAAGCATCCAGAAAACGTACCTGTTAACGAACTACGAACCCAAAAAGAAAATGTAACTGACGATGCAGAAGCTGTACCAAAGGATAAATCAAAAACATTATTTCCTTCAAGCAATTGAGCCACATAATTTATGTCAGCGGCTCCGGGCGATGCCCCCGTACCAACAGTAATCAACATACTATTTGCAAATCCTGTTGGCGCAGTAGAAGATTGTGCAACTGTTGCTGTAGCCCCTGCCGTTCCTTTTATCATGGTGAATCGGTCAATGTAGTATGCCAAACCTGTAGTTAGGCTCGTACTAGCAGTCGCATATCTCTGACTTATAACCATTGCACCATTGATTATCCTATTGCGGAAGGTGGTGTTGTTTGAGCCTTGTTGAGCAATGATTACTGCGTTGGTCATGCTGCGATCTCCGTAATTGTTATTGACGATGCCATAACACCACCAAATATTTGAGCGGCTGCCGCGCCATTAAAGGTAAAAGTTCCTGCGCCAACTGTTCCGCATCTAACTCTAAAAGTTGTAGAACTTGTTGTCCCAGAAGTCATAAAGTGCGTAAATCCAGAATAACTAACAACATTGTTTGCCGCCATGTTGTAGTTTGTAGCCGCTAATGCATTTACTGTTGAATCTTGAAATAATGCGGTTGCCCATGAATTTGAAGAACTACCAGCACCGTTAATAACAACATCAATTCTTAATTTGCTTGTTGCTGATGTTGGTGTAATTGCCAAGGTCATAAACTCAGTTCCCTCTGTAATCTGAGGGATAGTGTTATCTTGTGGAATAGTTGTTGTTCCAGTTGCAACAGCACCATTCATGGTGTTTACAACTTGCAACACAGACCCTGCTGGCATCGTTCCTTTGGGGATTGTTCTTGACCCAGTCAACTTAGACGCTGACATTCCAACAATATAACTATCCGACACGCTACCCGCTGTCGCAGGGATTGCATTCAGCACACTGGAGACATAGAAGCTCACTGTGGTGACTGTGTCGCCTACCGTACATGCGTTAGCCAAGACGACTGTTGTTCCTGTGGTGGCTGTGAAGTCTGCGGCTGCAAGGCGTACGCCGTTCCTGAAGACATCTACGTACCCAACGGTGTAACTTGGTATGGTGAAGCTGGTCTGGCTTGCTGTAGCCGTGGTGTCTGTCACTGTCCTGTACGCAGTTGTGGTCACACCAGATGCTGGGATGCCAAGGTAACGAACAGAAATGTTGCTTGTCCCGCTCGGCGGGGCAGCAGAAAATGTCAGCGTTGTGCCAGATACAGAATATGTCGATGGGTCTTGCACCACACCAGTCACAGCCACAAGAATAGATGACGTGTTTGCCGGAGCCACCGTCATTGTGAAAGCTGTGGTCGAGCCATTCCCGCTGAACGTGTCAGTCAGGAAGGCTACTGAGATTGGTGTGTTGCCGATGTAACTCATGGCATGGCTGCTTTGATTTCGTCTACGGTTGCGGCTGCATCAATGGCAGTTTGCATGGCGGCGTACTTAGTTCTGATTGCTGCTCTTGCAGTTTCAGCGCCATCAATCTGACCGGGAATCTGTTTGGCAATGGCCTCGTCGTAGGGTTGAAACTCTACTGATCGCGCTGCACGGCGCAAATCGTGGGCGACTGCTTTGGCTTTGGTGATGTTGATGGTAATCATGTGTACTCCCATGCTGATCTAAATGTGCGGTCGTGCTTAACAACGCCAAACTCATCAAGCACTGGATTTCCCTGTGTATCAAGCTCAAGCGGAAAATCAGTAATGTCCACAATCTTGAATGGCTTGCCAGCAGGCACGTCCTTGGCTGCGATCTCTTCAATGGTAAAGCCGCAGTCAGGAGCGGGGATGAGGACTTTTACGCCGCCATCGTCTGTTGGATAAATGATTCTTGAGTTCATGGTTTCTCCTTATCTGAAAATTGCGACACTAACCCACTCAGAGTCATGCATTGATTCGCCTGAGTAAGTATCTTCGACGCCAGTACACACTTGTGCCGCAGATGCTGATGTTGGTAATAAGGTTGCATTACCGTAAACTTTATAAATTGTTGCTCTTCTACATGTTGCAAGACCTGAATAATTTGCATCACTCATTGCTGTGGTGAAGTTAACTGTGTAGTCCCCTGTGCCATTGTCTGTGATAGAAGTCACATTCCCACTCGCACGAATTGCCACAGTACCTGTGCCGTTAAAGTTTACCCAAGCCCTTGCCATATACAAAGGAGCAGTACCAGACACAGTAGCAACCTGCGCTGAGTTGATGTTTGGTGTTGTCAGCGTTGGGCTGGATATAGTCATCCCCGTCAATGGAGATGTAAGCCCTGCTGATCCAATTGTGCTTACTGGCATGGTTGATCCTTTAGCGGAAGATGGCGACAGCCACGGTGTTCATGTCGTAAAGAGCGGTAGCACCACCATATTTTCCAGCAACTCTAGCTGAAGTTGTAGTTAATGGCGTGGCAATACCTTTAATTTCTAAACCCATCAAATTGTGGCTTGCTTCATTCCCACTAGTATCAAACTGAACAGTACCAACAAGAGAATAATTTGCATCAGGCATTGCCGTTGTAAAGTTCACAGTGTAGTCTCCTGTGCCGTTATCCGTGATGCTCGACACGTTCCCACTCGCACGAATCGCCACTGTCCCTGTGCCGTTGAAGTTCACCCAAGCACGACAACCATAAGCAGTAGCAACAGAGCCGTAGCCTGAGTTGAATCTTAGGTCGCCCGTAGAAGTAAGCCGCATTTGCTCTGTTAGCGTTGGCGCTCCAGTAGCAAATTGAATATAGCCAGCCCACCCCCCGTCACCAGCATCTTCTTTACGACCTGCAATAGCACCAAAAGTTTGGACAGAACCATCGGTTGCGTATTTGCCACCGAATGAAAGACTGCCGCCCTTGTTTATAGCAAAGGTGTCGGTTGAATATATATTTGTAACACCGTACTGGTCAGATACAGTTTTGTTTGCACCACGCACATCTAATGTTGTTGCCACGGAACTCGTACCAATCCCCACATTGCCAGAGCTATTAATCCGCATCGCCTCCACGCCACCTTCAGCAAAAGCAATGGTGTCAGCGGCGGGAAAGAAGATACCTGTGTTTGTGTCGCCATCGTTTGTGATGGATGGAGCGGCGGCAGTGCCGTCTGCAAAATTAACCGTAAGCCCGTTCTGAAGCTGGGTCGTACCAACCGTACCCTGACTTGGCGCAATCACCTGCGTGATCGGGCTTGTGTAGTACACATAGATGTTGTTCGTGCCACTGGACGGGGCAGAGGTGAACGTGATGGTGTTACCACTGACCGTGAAGGCATCCGATGGGTTCTGCGCTACGTTGTTGACTACCGCCTGAACCTGAGCAACAGACGCAACAGGTCTGGACAACGTGAACGCTGTCGTCGATGCGTTACCACTGAAATAATCAATGGCTGGTGTAAATCCCTGCGTGGTGTTAGTGTTGCCTATGTAGCTCATGTGATGTTCAGTACAGAAGTTACAACGTCAATGGATGATGCAGTAGAGGAGACGACCTTCAGAACATCCGATGTCGTAAGGACTACCTTCTGGTCTCCGCCAACAATCACTAACGCACCGCCCACAGGAACCGTCGCACCTTTCACAAGGTAGTAATCTACAGCGGAGCGTGTGAAGTAAGCGTCTACTGTCACTGGGCTTGTGATCGTGTTTGCACATGACATCCCAATGATGGTTGTCTGCGTGGACGCTCCGATGGTCACAACAGTTGCCGCTGATGTTCCGACAGATTTATTTGCGTAAGAGGTGAATACATTTGCCATGTTTTATCCTAGTGCGATTGCAAGAGCAACTGCTGTACCTGCTGGATCGACTTGCAGATTTGCTTGTGCGGCGGCAATCACTGTTGAGTTTGAAGCAGATACCTTTTGCCATAAATTTGCACTTGTATCGTACACAAGCAACTCTCCATTTGTTGGAGTTTGAGCAGACACATTGTGCAACTCATCCATCTCGTAGCCGTTCTGCACCTTGACAAACAACTCACCTTGGGTTGGGTGAGAGCGCTCAACAACAGCCACATAAACAAGATGTTGAGGGGCGTATGGCTTTGTAGCCGTCAATGCGCCAGCAGTTGTAGGGCTAAGGTACAGTTGATCGCCATCAGCAAAAGCAGATGTGTCAATATTTGCAATCAAGCCAATAACAGTGACGTAACCATTTGAGTTGGTCGCCAAGTCAGCAGTCATCAAGCCAAGAGTTTGGGCTGAATTTGTGTCGCTGTTTGCCTGTGCCTTGGTTACAGTTGGATTCTGGCCGACTGCGCCATTGATATAAACAGCCGTGCCTTTGGTAAGCGTCGCTCCAGTTGCATTGCGAACCAAAACAACCACATTGGTGGTAGAGCCTGCAACAGTAACACTCAGATCACGAGTAGTCCCAGATGTAGTTATTGCAACAGATCCATCTGTCGATGTAACAGATTCAATCTTGTCTGTGTTTAGATTGCTGAAGTTGGTATCGACCTCCGTGTTGGTTAACGGAGATCCTTTAACCGAGCGAAGGACGATTGTTGACATTTACTACCCCAATCAGGAGACGGTGATAGTCCAAGTGATGCTCATCGCATCATCAGCACCCTTATTGACCACAGAGAACACAGTACGGCACAGCATTGTTCCGCCAGAAGCCGCATTGAAGATACCAGCTTCAGTGACTGCGCCTGTTCCTGTTCCGGCTGGAAACGATGCCACGTAAGTCACCACGTTGGTAGAGCTTGTTCCGCTACTCAGTGCAGTGCGCGAGGCAGAGATGACGGCCTCAAGAGTTGTATTGCCAACTGCCGCCGCAGTAGTGCCAGTGCCAAGCTCCATGTGGCTCATCACGTTGCTGGATGTTCCAACCATGCGAGAAGCAATGAATGTCTTTCCAGAAGTGACGACCAAGTTTTTTACTTCTCGGCTGTCTTTGATAACACCATCGGAGCCAAAGACATCAATCTTCAACGAGCCAGTGATTTTTAATGATTCTTCAAACATGTTTCTTCCTTGTTAAAAAGTTCTGTACTCGCCAACATAATCCTCTGCGAAGTAAGTCAGGTCACAGTAGCTCTGAGAAAACAAATACCCACTGTCAGATGACGACACGGTATCCTGAATTGACTTACTGCTCAACAACAACACCAAGTCAGAAGATGACACGACGTTGTTTGTAAAGTCGGCAAATGAGATTGTTGTTCCATTTACATCAGACAAGTCATTTAAAGCAAATGAGTCTGAGAGGTATTTGCTAAACGTAAACGCAAGCGTCTCGCTGGTAGCTACGCTTTCTGATTTGTTGAGGTCAAAAGACTTTGTGATCACATCAGACAACGATGTCGTGTCTTGAAACAACCGAACAAAAACCAAAAGCGACTCAAGAACGTCTGTCAATGAAACAGAGTCTGACTTTGCAAGGCTCATCTCTTTGAATAAAGCATCTGCCAGAGATATTGACTCTGTCGGAGACTTCGTGAAAGAGATCACGCTTCCATCTGTCAGCACAACAGAGTCTGTCGTGTATCTGAACAGGCCGGAATTGTCTATCACTACATCCAAAAACAAATTGATGTACGCGATGTCGGCGGCTGGTATCGTGTAGGCCACTGTTGCAGTCGGGATGACCTGCGATCTCGTGATGACCGGAGTAATCTTTGATATGTCCGCCTTGGCTAAGACGCGATCAGACTCAACAACAGCGTCGACCAGAGTGACGCTTAATCTAGGCTTGGCATTCTGTACAGATGCCGATACCTTCCCTGTCATTTAGAAATCCTCGCGGATCTTGAACTTCAGCAAGTCGTAGACAGTTTGAATTTGACCATCAGCGAATGTGATCTCGATCTCGCCTTCGTAATCTCCTGCATCTCCTGTGAGCATGGCTGGAGTAGACGCTGGGTAAAAAGCAACCTGCCCCGCAGAGCCAGATGTCACTGTTCCGGAAACTGTTGCCTGAAGGGTTGTTGTACCCACTGGCCGGAACTTCAGAACAACAGTGGCTCCGGTGATGTTCACTGGATCGCCTGTTGTCTCGTCAGTGATTGTGCAGACGATTGCTGGTCGAGTGTCGCCTTGGACGAGTTTGATTTTGTCTGTCATGGGTTCCTCACCAACTTTACTCGCAAACTTGATCTCACATTCCCACGAGAAGCACGTTGCCTTGCGTCATTCAGTCCAGTCATGTACCGCACCTGATTGAAGTTTGCGGCCTCATTGTTTGAGTACGGCTTGCCCGGTGTCAGCATGAGCCTTGCCTTCGTCCCGAATCCTAGCGTCTCACCCCAGATTTCAAACAAGAAATCAGCAACTTCTGTCACTGTTCTCAGGGGAACAAGCGCCACTCTCATTGTAAGGGAGGAGGCATACTTCTGATCCGGTATTGGCAGGATTGTGAACGTGTCCACGTCTTTCTGGGTAAACCCAGCGGGTGGCCCTTTACTGGCTGTATATCCAGCAATGTTGGTTCGGTATGCGTCCGGCAGGCCAAGATCGTCAGGAGCTAAAGCCTCAAGCTCTTGCCCCAGATACCACATCTTCATGATCTTCTGAATGCGGTAGTTCTTTGGCGGCTCCAGATCGTAGTCGGTGATGTTCTCGTAGACGGTGATTGCGTCCATCGTGTCTTGATGTATCAGGCTCTTCTCGCAAAACTCAACGATGGTGTTTCTGAGGGCGCGGATCGCCATATCGGATGGGCATCCGGGTACGTCCGGCAGGATCTCTGGCAGGAATGATTCAAGTGTCTTCATGTGATCCCCAACAAGCCAGATTTGAACTTCTGATACAGGGTGGCCGAGCGACCATCCACTGCGAACTCATCGTCTCTCAACTCTGCCCGATGAACAACGTAGTCCACCATTGCAAGCAGGTAGTCATCAGAGATCGGGATCGTCGATGCCGCTGTATATGCGGCGAATGAGGTGGTCAGGTTGGAAAGGAACAGATCTGGCCGCACCCGTCGAGCCTCAATCAGCGCCGAGCGAGCGTAGCTCATCAACTGGGCCTCCGTATATCGAGGGTCTGGGTTCAACGCAGTGATCTGATCATTGAGTATTACCCGAGCATCGTCCATTACAGTTTGAAATGTTGCCATTTATACTACCAAAGTACCTTTCTAGCCCAGTGATTTGCACTGAACACATCATCCTTGGTGGGCTGACCGCTTTTGTTCTTGATCCCCGCTGACCTCGCAAGGTAATTCTTCCTACGCTCTGGGTCTTTGTGCTGGGTAAAGTCTTCCATTCCACGTAAACCAAAGCGCACGAGCTTGACCTCATCGCCCTTTTTGGCAAGGACAACCTTCTTTTGCTTTGCCCCTGCTGGCGCATTCTTCGGCTTGTTAAAGCCGTCGAACTCCTGTCCGTGGTAGATGAGCTTGCCGCCCTCTCGTTTAACGTCTTTGGCTTTCATGCGGCCTCTTTGTAGAGCTTGACTGCGATCTCGTCCTTGACGGAGACCTCGTCATCCGTCGGCTTCTTCGGCTTTTCTTCTTCTTGAACTAGCTCGTACCCCAGTTCCAGCAGTTTTTCGTCGTAAACCACCAGACGACCCGTGCGTTTGTTTCTCATGTGCATGCGATTCTCCCAACTGGAATACTGATTCTGGTCTGATTGACTGCAAAGACTCACAGTTTTTTGAGCATCGCTCGTCCCAGCCCCGATCTCTCTGCCAATAGCACCCAGTGCATGGCATGTCAGAGCTTATCCCAACGATAGATTCTCCGCAATCAAAAACAAAGTTCTTGTTGGTCGGGCCAAGAACAACAACTGCTGGCGTTCCAAGCAGTCCAGCCACATGAACCATGCCGCTGTCATTGCCATACAGGATTGTCGCACTGCCAATCAGTTCAATCACTTCTTTGATTGGCATATCCCAAAGAAACCTGTCCGCAGGAATCTTCTCAACAAGTTCTTTACCTCTACCGGAGCCTATGGTTGCCACTACATAGCCCGCATCTGTCAACAGATTTGACAGATCTGTCCATCTGTCGGCGTTCCAAGATCGAACTGACCAAACACTAAGAGGGGCGATGATCGCCAGCTTCTCGGTTTTAAGGTACTCGGCCACATTTGCTGGTCTCTTGGCCGTGCAATCAGGGATCTCGTAGTAACGCTGGAGGCTTTTGATGTACCAGTTTGGTCTTGACCCGCCGACAACACCAGATTTAAGCTGTCCGCCGTAATCAAGATTTGCATTTGCAAAGAGGTCTGATTCTTGACAAATGCTGACATTAGGATGCGAAACAGCAGAGAGCCAGTCGACATGTCTTGTATGGAACGTGACATTGAAACCTTGATCTGCTATCCCGCAAGCCGCATACATTCCGCAAACAGCATCCCCGATACCCAACGCAGAGTTGTAGAACGTGATGTCCTTCGTCTTCTTTGGCGGATCGCGTGGATCGTCCTCATACTCTACGAAGTATCCAAACTCAAGTAAGGATCTATCGTAAGCATGAAGCTTGCTGGTTTGGGTGTTGCGTATATAAAGCATAAAAAGGGAGGAGGCCGAAGCCTCCCCCAATCCCTCGGCAACTGCTTAGGCTTTGGAAACCAGAGCGTTGACCAATGCTTCAGGCTTGGTTACTTTGTAGCCGTACACATTCAAACCACGGACGATATTACCGAAAGTGGATTGAGCGCGGATGGTTTCGACGTTTGCCATTTGTGAAGCGAAAGAGATCGCGTCGCGAGTACCGGCAAGGATGTTCCAGCCAGCAACGTCAACAGCAGTGCCTGTACCGCCGGTAGCTGAGTCGGAACCCAGATCGGTGGCTGTTGGCAGGTTGTTGGAGACGTACAGGGTGAAGCGGTCGATCATGCCCAACTTGCCGTTACGCAAGGGAGACTGGCTGTCGCCGGTCAAGTACGCTTGCTTCAGGTCAGAGTTCTTGATCATCGCGGCCATCCAAGAAGGAATGACCAACCAACGACCAGTCTCAGGGACGTTCTGCTCATCCAACACTTGGCCCATGTCCAAAATCAAGTCCAACACGTTGGTCTTGCTGATGGCACGAGTAGCGTAGGTTGCGCCCAAGTTGATGTTGCCGGAGATAGCGCCAGCAGATGCGCCTTTGTTGGCGGTTGCCGCGCCAGCCTTCACACCATTCAACACATCTGCGTCGATGGTGATCTTCATTTGCTCGCTGGCATCGTTGGTGAACATGTCCATCAACTTAACGTCGGCTTGAACGGCATCCACATCATCCAACACCACGGAGAAGTATTGACCTTGGTCAATGTTCAATTCCAAAGGAGTAGAAGTTGGGACTTCGTTTGTCAGGTTCATACCTTTTGTGTATGAACGGATAGTGATGGTGGGGATTGAACGGATATAGACTTTATCGCCTTGACCCTTGATCTCGCCTTCCCAATCGTTGTTGGTGATCTCTGCAAGAACAGTGCTCTTGTAGAACTTAGCTTGCAACTTACCAGACCAAACTTCAGGGATGAACTTGGTTGTACTGGCAGTTGAATACTGAGGATATGCACCAGAGATAAGCGCTGATGGTGCGCCGGATACGCCTAAAGACATGATATTTCCTTAAAAAAAGATTGATTTGTTTGGGTCATCGAATACGACCCTCGACTGACGCTGATGCAATATCAGCTTCAATGGCAATTGCGTCTGCATCTGAAATAGATCCTCGTCTCACTCTGTCGTAGAAATTTGTAATTTCTGCGCGAGTCCAAATCTTCTTCGCTTGCGGTGTCGATGGAGCTTGGTTTGTAGAGGGGACGATTTGCTGTTCCAATGATGCGGCGCTTTTTGCCGCCCACGTTTGTGACATCTTCTTGTACGTGTTGAAGAACTTTGCCGCACGGACTGGATCACGCGACTGTTCTGCTCTGCCGAGAAGCGCCTGTCTGGTTTCTCCTGTTAGGTCATCAACTTCATCCAACCAATTTAAAAAATTGGTGTCTGCGTTGAGGGCCTCCCAGTCGGGAACCATTTCAGTCAATGATCTAAAGAAGCTATCTTGAACGACGTGTGATTGAACAGATTTAACTGAATCAATTTCGGATCTGAGTTTTGCGATCATCGCATCCTTAGAGGCCAGTTCTTCTCTGGCAACTCGACGGGCTACGTCAATCAAACCCTCACCGTATTGCTCAATCTCCTCTGGCTTCACCAGTAGTTCAGGAGGTTTTGCATTCTTCATCTCTTCGAGTTGATCCTCTAGAGATTGAAGACGGCTCTTCAAATCTTTATTCTCATGTGCAAAGCGCGGAACTTCTGCGTTGTACTTCCCTTGTAAAACCTTGAATCGGTGTTCCCAGCTTTCCTCTTGAGGAGGCGTGGAGTCGGTAGGAGGTTGGGGAGCAGGAGTCTCAATCGATTCAGCGGGTGGCTGAGGATTTTGAACTTCCATCTGGTTCTGCTTTGACAAACTTTCCAAAATTTCATCTGCCCGCTTTTCAGCGTCGATGACAGCACGAGGCAATGTAGACATCTTTTCTCCGTGAGCCGAGACAGTCACATTCGAGTCTTGCGGTATTCGAGTGATTTGTTCGGTGTTCAACGGTTGCTGGGATAGGCCAGCACCTGTTGCGGCAATATGCCGCTAGACAGTCTTTCGACCATCTACCGCAATTTTCGGATTACCTCTTCGGCATCCTTTGATTTTTCTAAAAACTCACTGACAGCCTGCGCCGCTCCTTGTTGCCAACGACAGAGGACTTCGTCCTTTGTACTGGCACTGTCTCGGTACAGGTCTTGTAGTGAGGCCTCCATCCATTGAAGGATGGTCTCAAACTGGTTGTTGCCCTTGAGCGATGCAAGGGCGTTAAGAACTTGAATGCTTGGCTTTTGAAGCATTACCTGCTTTGCCAAAGTTTATTGAAATCAGCCGCGCCTTTTTTACCTGCATTGTCTTTGATTTTCTTTTTATCTTCGATCATCTTCTCGATGTCTTTTACAGACTGACCGGCTTGGTTAGAGCGAGCGATGGTTGATTTTTTCTTTTTCTTGACGGTCTTCGGGGTGTTGCTAGAACGAACAAGAGAAGGTGGGTTAGAAGCATTTGCGTCTGGCGCATTTGCGGCAGAAGCATTTGCGGCTGGCGCAGGGGCTAGAGCTTGTACAACAGTATTTGGTTGCACTACAGCGGCAGACTCTGGTTCTTTCTTTACCATGTAGTCTTCTATCTTGCGGCGAGGCTCTTCTGCTTTTGCTTCTACCTTTGACTCTGCTTTTGTCTCGGCCTTCTTCTCAAAATCCATACCGCCGGACATGGCTTGCTTCTTCGCAACATCAGAGTCCTTCATGCCTGAGTTGCCAGTGATGTTGGAAGGAGAGGACTCGGGGGCTTTGTCTCTTGAGAAGAAAGAGCGGACAGATTCAACAGCAGATTTCAGGCGGTTCAGATTTTCTTCCCCTGCTTTCATTCGGCGATCGTAACTGCCGGGATCTACTTTCCCAGTACGTGGATCGGTATCTCCGATCTCGTCGTCAGAGCGAGTGCGAACAGATCCGCCGTCAGCGAACTTGCGAACAACAGGCTTGGGGGCTTTGGGCATGTTGTTGTTGGCCGCACTGATCTTGCTGTGCAAGCTGGACATGCCAACTTTTAATTTGGCGTGTGTGGTCGAGGGGCCAGTAGGTGAGCTTGACTTTGCATAGCTCTTGTTTTGCCAATCTGGTTTCATTTCTTTTCCTTCAGCTTGTTGATTTGTTCTTTGATCTTGGCGACCAAAGCCTTGGCTCGCTCAATAATCTGGGCAATCATTTTCCACCCTTCATACACTTGCCCATAGCCATGCATTTCTTGGGCATTGGGCAACCAGCGCATGGCTTGAATGCCTTGCCGCCGTTCGCCATCTTCATGCCGTATTCTTTGGCTTCGGCCATCATGATTTTCTTACTAGCACCACCCTTCTTCAGAGCGGCCATTTCTTTCTTGGCGTGACCCTTGCCTTCTTCTTTCTTGGCTTTACCACCGTTGGCGTAGCCTGCGGGGATCATGCCCTTCTTGGCTGTTTTCTTCATCATGCTGATACTCCTTGTTGGGGTTGTACGGTATTCATGGGTGGAGGCGCTTGGTCTCCGGCAGGGTTTGTCGCCTCTGGTGCGGCAATCTGTTGTGGCATTGCGGCTTGAAGCTGTTGCATTGCCATCTCGATCTGTTCTTTTTTGAACTTCATCATCTCTGTCGACGGAACCAATCTGTCGGTGTCCATCTGGAGACCCATTGCGGTTTCCCTCAAAAGGTATGCCGCTCCCTCTGGGCCGACGATTTGCAGAGCGATCTGGTTGCTCAGGATCAGATTCAGGAATTCGTTGCGACGAACTTGGATCTGTTCCTTGGCGATTAATCCCATTGCGCCTTTGGCGATCACCCGGAAGTCACCCTTGATGTAGGGGTCTGGGTTGTAGATCATGTTGTGAACGTAGAAGCGGTTCACGACCATCGTGACCACATCGTCGATGGTTCCGACGGCGGTCTTGATTCCCTTGGCGGCGTTGTCCATCAGCATGGAAAGGCCAGAGGCTGTGCGGCCAGCGCCACTTGCACCAGAGCCAGATCCGTAGATGTAGTTCGGGATGCCGGTCACTTCATCTGCTTGCTTGGCAAACTGGTTGTAGATGCCCATCAGTTCAGCGGCCTTCATCTCAGGCTGGAAGAACCTAACGCCAGCTTGACCGCCGCCTGTTTTGTCAGAGGTGGTTTGCCAGATCTTCCAAGGATACATCTGGGTGATGTCTTCTCCGTCGGCCAATCTGTCCACAGACACTTCTACCTGTGGGCCAGAGCCGATGCCCATGTTGTTCGCCAAAGAACGTGCGGCCGCATTGCACATGATCTGCACGTCGCGCATATTCTCCGGAAGAGCAGAACCCCAGAACGCTCCGGGGATAGATCTCCATGAGGCGATCTCGTAGGGGCGCTCACCCAGTGGATCTGGGTTGATCACAACCTTGATGGTGAAGCTGGCAACTTGCCAAGCATTGATTTCGTAGACCTTGTTGGGTTCTACGTCTTTCATGCCCCACTGAATCAAGAGGTCACCCATCACAGGCCCCCAGAATTCCAGTGCTTCGATCAGGTGATCGTTGTGCATCTGGGAATTCGTCTTGCCCTCGAGGTCATCTCTCTGTTGGTCGCCGAACTCGTTGTATCGGTAGCCAGCCTTTCCGTAGCGGATGATGACTTGATCGATGTCGTCGTCGGAGTAGCCGGGAACGCCCTTGAGAGATTCCAACGTCTTGGCGGACAGGCGGTGTCTTTGAATCAGGAAGCCATCATCCACGCCCATTGAGTTGGCGCTTGGGAAGATGTCGTATGGAGAAACCCGAGAGACCTCACGCACCATGTCGTTGACGACAACGGGTGTGAAGTTTGGCCCCCACTGGAGTTGCTTTTTGCGGCGAACGCTTGGCCCCTTGAGGATGGCGGTCGGGAAGGTGACGAAGTCGTCGATGAAGTCCTGCATGGCAGGTTTGAACTTGCCGGTATCCAGCTGGTCTTGGATAACCTGAGCCATTCTTTCTGCGGTGGCCTTGGCTTCTTCCTTGACCCGCAAAGAAATCATGTCGTGGACTTCGTTCATCCGCTTGCGGAAGGTCTCTGGGTGGAGTTCTTGTCCGGCCAAGACGTAGTCTTCAGCTTCTGTTCTGACCAAATCAATGATCGACAGACGAACTTCAGGGGGAATCTGGGGTTCTTGTGCGGGAACGAGGTCAAAAGGACGGGGTGCTTGGAGCATTACGTCCTGAATCCACGACTTGGCGGCGGCGCACTTCACGTCTGTCAGCATCATGAAGATGTCCGACCCGCCAGTTTCGGCGATGTCGATGGCTTTATCAGGGTCGTATTCACCACGGCGCTGGCGTTCGCACTGAAGTAAGCGCTCAGTGATGTCCTGCTTTGCCATCTTCGCTTGAGTCCAGCAGGAGTTGATGTGTCCAGAGATGCCAAGCGCGATCAGGTCGGAGTTGTCCACGCCTTGTGCTTGGACGGCGCTGATGTCTGCTTCGACTGGCGCGACTGCCTGATACACCTGTGTCATGGTTTATTCCTCATGCCCATGCTTTGCTGGACGCTTTTTTAACTGGTCTTGCTCTCACCTCAACTCTGCCGCTTCGTGCCGCTAGGCAGAGGTACTGGAGGGCATCGTGTGGGTGACTGTATCTGTCTTTGACTGGTCTGTCGCGGTATCTTTCTCCGGCGACTTTGAGTCTTTCATACCGGAAGCCACCAAGGAAACCCTTGCGTAGTTGGCGGCAGTTTGGCGAGAGAAGAAATCCCGGTTCTCCCCCAGCCAACTTGTTGAGGAAGTACGCAACAGATTCTCTGCGTGGTATGAAATCATTTGTACTGGCTGGCTCACTTGCAATCCCCGCTTCTAGGAGTTCTTGGTAGCAGGTTCTCTCATCCGCTTGTGAGCGATGGGTTCCTGCTGGGTCACCAGCGGAGATGAATCTCATGCCGGAGTAGGTGGTCATCAAAGCGGGTTTGACGATCTCCTGAGCGAACTGTCTGATGCCCATGTCTTCGGCCACGAATTCCTCAAGGATGACGAGTTGTCCTCTTGAAGTTATCTGTCCGACGATGCAGGCGGGGGTGAGTCCAAAGTCCCAGCCGAGGTAGAGTGGAAGTCCTCTGTTGACTTCGATCTCTTCTTCGGCGGTGTGAATTCTGTCGTTGTATTCTGGGTAGACGGGTTTGCCGTCAGCGGTTGTTCCGTACTGGCCGAGGACAAAGACTTTGATCCAGTCGTCCGTCTTGCCTTTGACCATCTTCAGGTAATACTCATACCCTTGAGGAAGATTGAACACATTCTCCGCTTCTGGATTCGGGTCATACCGGACATCATCGCCTTCTTGGATACGAATGAGACCACCCGGTTGGTTAAAGAATTCCCATCCTTGGGGGGTGTCTTCTTCTGCAATCTTGTAATACCAGTGATCGTCGTCAGGCGGGTTGGTATCGAGGATGACGCACGGATGTACGGGGCCGCCGCCGTGAGTCTTCGCGGGGTAACGACCGATACGTTGAGTGACCATGTTGAAGACTTCATGCGGAACCTCTGAGGCTTCATTGATCCATGCTCCGGTGAGTTCAAGGGATCGCAGTTTGCCGGTTTCGGAGGCTTTATCTAAAGCGATGAAGATGACTTCGAGGTCGAGTCCGTTGCCGTCACCACAATCTTTGATCTTCATGTGGGCGGTGATCGGTGCATCCCACCTGATGGGAGCCAGTTCGTCATTGAACCAAGTCTGCCAAGTCTTGATTGTGGTGGACTTGAGTTCGGGGTAGGTGTTCCGGATGACTGCCCATCTTGCTTTTCTCCAACCATTGTGTGGAGTTTGCTTGAGGGAGTGCTTGACGATTTCCATACAACAGGTTGAGGATTTTCCGGAGCCTACTGGCCCTTTGATTCCTCGGACATCGGCCATAGAGTTGTGGAACTCAGCGGCCACTTGTCCGGGCGGGTTGTATTGGATGACAGTCATTCAGGCTTTGCGAAGGTTGTACCAATCATGAATGTAACATTCTTCGCATCTGTCTCATGCTTGACGGACGCGAGGTTCGGCAAAGTCTTGTCGAGAAGCATCTCAACGGCTTTAAGCCGAGTGGCCGTCATCTTCGGGCCAGTTGTTTTTCCGAGGGCGAGGTCTTCGAGAACCTGAACCAGCTTGCTTACTTGAATTCTTTCGCGGACAGCAGTGGCGTGTTCTTCCCGAAGTTGCTCCCGACGAGCGCTTACCGCTTCAGTAGATTTTTTTGTTGCCATGTGTTCCCTTGTAGGTTGTTGGTAGCTTGCTCACATAAAGCAGTGTTCGTTAGCTGTGCATACGATGGCGCTCCAAATCGGCGCTAACCCGATCGACATACTACCAACACGGCTGGAGACTGTCAGGCTCAACAGACGATCTTACGGTAGTCCGACAGACAAGAACCCTTTTAACTGTTCAATCCCCATGCGTGTAGGCTGTTGGTCGGTCTGACAACCCAGACAGTCGGCGATTGCAGGACTCAATGCCTTGCCATAGCGAACCAACACGAATGAGGACTGGTTGGATTCACCAGCTTTAAAAGTGACAATCCTCATACATCTTGAGATGGTTTGTCCATCATTGGCATGGAATATACCTACTTGATCCGCAATATGCAACACCCTTTCCAACGATTCCTGTAATCAGAACTGATCTCAGACCCTCCCTCCAGTAGAGTGGGTTATTGGGTTTATGGGTTTATGGGTTGCATCCTGTTTTCAGCTCTGATTTCAGAACTGATTTCAGAGAAATTGAGTATTTTGTAGAAAAATTTAGTAGCGGTGTTTGTATAGACCCCGTGGTTTTTGAGAGATGTGTAAGAAAAATGGACTTGTTCTTGTGTGGTACCCATAAGTAGAGGCTCAGGACGCACGTCACGCGACGCACGGCCACGCCACCCCGTCACCCGTCATAGCACCCGCACCGCACTCCGCGCCCGCACAGTCCCTATGGGACAGAGATCGACAGATTCTGTAGCTGAACTGCCAAATAAACGGTGATTTATCCCTCTTTAGAGGGTAATGGGGTGATGATGGGATGGATGGCATGGGGTAAATGTACGTATTTCCTACGGAAACGTGCGTGATTTACTGAAATCTGTTTTCCCCATATCCAAAAATTCAATTGTTTCAACACCTTGCATAATGCGTATGTTGACTATCCCTACCTATTTATCCCTTATATGAAACCCTGTAAGGGTCGTGTGTGGGATGTCGTGCCAAGGGCTTTTCCGGCTTAACCTTGGCTGTAACCCCAAAACAACACCTATTTTCAACTTTTTTACGTAGTAATAGGGGCCAAATCGAAAAAAGTACTTGACACTGCATCAACTTTCTGTTCAACTTCAAATCGTCAATTCGGCAACAAACCGAAAGCAGACTCAGTAAGTGCTAAAGCACTGTGTGGCAGATAGGTGAAGCTCCTCGAGGCAGTATTCGAGAAGGGGCTAAGCAAAACCACAAAGTGACGCATCGAACAAGTCTCTTGACCCCAACGGCGGGATGTAGCGTCGGACTCCGGAGGAGTTGTAGCACGGTGTGAACCGTCCATCAAACAACACCGAAGGGTTGGTTCAAGGCTTTAGCCTTGTGTCCTAGAGGACTCGACTTCATGTGGTTAGCTCCTCCTAAGGGAGAGATTGCATCGAGCATCGAGATAAACACAGACTTTAGTCTGTCAACACTCAACAGAGTTTCAACGGTATGGCAGTCTCTGACTGCTATGCACTGGACGCTCTGTCCAATCTTTAGAGGCTCTGCCTCTATTTCGCAACTCATCGCATTCGAAAGGAAATCCCATGCGTGACTCTCTCCTGACTCGCTCCAAACCCGAAATCCTCTGGATTTTCCGCACACTGAACGGTGGAACCGTAGGGTTCGATTTTGAACCGATCAAGACTCCC